GTTCTTCACTTCCGCCGGGTTCAGGCCTACCGAGCCAGCCGAGTTGCTGGGGTTGCTGGTGCCACGCGCGGCGATGACATCGAGCACCTTCTGTGCGACTTCGTCGACGCTCGTGCCGCCGTTGATCCAGTCGCGCACTTGCTCTTCTGGCATCTTGTGCTGGCGAGCCATCTGGGTGATGGCCGTGATGCGCAGGCGCTCTGCCGTTGCACCGTCAGCGCCGGGAGCGGCCGGCGCGCCGTTGTTTTCGTTTTCCATGGAATTTCCTTTGGGAATGGCGGGTACCGCCGGGAGGGCACTACGGTGTTGCACACTCGCGGCGGTAGCCTCGGGTGTTGATTCGGTTGCTTGTTCTGGCGCGGGTGTGACCACTTCGGCCTGGCGCACATTCACTTCGGTTTCGGCCAGCTCGCCACTGCGGCCAATGCCGACGCTCTGGTCGGCCGGCACGGTGACGATGGAGATTTCCATCGGCTGCCACTTGGTGACGAGAAACTCGCCCGTCTTGGCGTTCTCGATGGCGTCGTTGATGCGATACATGAAGCTCACATTGCGCAGCACGCCGTCGGCCACCATGCCGAGCACTTCATCGGCGCGTGCAGTCTTGGCGAAGCGCACGGTGCAATGGCCACGCATGTCTTGCCCGATGCTGGCCTGCTCCACGACACCGATGACGTCGTTGAGGTCGTGATTGAAGAGCAGCGGCGCGCCATCGTTGAGCCGAGAGAGATCGGCCGCACCGGCCTTGTGGCTCAGCACCTCGGCGCCGAAATAGCGCTCGACCGGAGATTCGCTGGAAAAGCTGAAGGCCACGGTGCGCGCATCGGCATTGAGGCGATCCGCCTGGACGTTGAAGAAGCGGCGCTGCGGTTTGAGTTTCATGCTCGGGCCTTGATGGGTTGCACGACGGCGCGGGCCGCAGCGGGAGCCGGCGCCGCACTGTCTGCGCCGTCTCCCGCAGCTCCAGCCTCGGGGGGTGTATCGGGTTGTTCGTTCACGCCGTCATCTGGCGCACCAGGCACGGGTTGCATGCCGTCTTCGGGGCTGTCGGCCGTGAGGGGTTCGGGCACGGTGGTGTCGAGATCGATGCCGGCTTCGTCGAACATTTCGAGTTCACGCGCACGCGTTTCGATGATGTCTTCAATATCGAGGCCGCCCGCGGTGGCATCGATAACATCGCTCACGGTGGTGAAGCCCGCCATGACGGCTTCTTTGTAGGCGGCGACTTCGCGTGTTGGGTCGACCCATGTCCAGCCACGCAGCTTGAATTTTGCGCACTCCTGACGGCACGGGTCGGCGACATACTCTTCGATGCGCAGGCCTGCAATGGCGCGCTGATACACGGCCTGGCGGATGAACACGGCATGCAGCGGGCGACGGAACGAACGCAGCCACCATTGCTGGAGCACGCGCCAGAGGTCGCGGTCGTCGAGCAGTGCCAGGCGGCTGCTGCTGTAGTTGCTTTGCGAGTAGTCCCGCGAAAGGCTCTCGTAACTCACGCCGATGGCGCTGGCCACTTCACGCAGCATGGCGCGCATGAAAGGGTCCATGTTCGGGTTCGGGCGGCCCGGGTTGATGAAGTTGAGCTTCTCCCCCGCTGCCAGCTTCTGGATGATGCCGGGCTCCATGGCGACATCGAGCCCGCCGTCTTCACCTTCTTCGGTGCCCAGCGGGTTGTTGCCTTCCGGGCTTTCAATGACGCCCATGTAGTTGGCAGCGCCACGCGCGGCAATGATTTCGGCTTCGCTGTAGCCGTTCATGTCGTCGAGCTTGCCCGCCGCTGCGTGCAGCCACGGCTCGCCACGCACCTGGGGCCAGCGGTCGATGATGCGCAGGTGGATGATCTGGTCGGCCGGAACGCGCTCGTAGCGGTCGACTTCCGGCGCGTTGGTGCGCAACTCGCCTGGGTGGCGGTTGCGGATCCAGTAGGCGATCGGCCGGTGGAACTCGTCGACCTCAACACCCATGCGCACCACGCCGGCGGGCATGCCAACACCAGGTGCGGCGTATTCATCGGCCAGGCGCTCGGCTTCGATGACTTCGAGCGCAAGCGGGATTTCGCTGTTGCCAAACTTCTTGAAGTGCAACCGGATGAAGGCTTCTCCGGCCTCGAACACCTGCCCCATGACCATGCGCTCGAGATCGGCAAAGTGCAGGCCGCCGCCGGTGTGGCAGGAATCGGCCTTGCTCCATTCGCAGAAGGCTTCCTCGATGGCGTCGTTGCGCTGTTCGTGCAGCTCGCCGCGGGTGTTCTTCACTTGCGCTTGCAGGCCAATGCCGGAACCCACGACGTTATTGACGACGATGACCTTGGCGCGTTTGGCGTAGCCAGCGTCGCGCACGAGCTGGCGGCTGCGGGTGCGCAGGTTGGTGAGGCTGGTGGCGAGTTCGCTGTCAGCGCTGCCGTTCTGCATGCCCCAGCTCGAGGTCAGGCGCGAGCGGCGAGCGGCGGCATACATGCGCGCTTGCACGGACTTTGGAACTGCACCGGTGGGCGAGCTCGCCGACGGTGCGATGAGGTTCGCCAGGCGCTTGCGCAGGGATTCAAGCACGGGCCCACCTCACGCGGATCTGTTGGCCGGTTTTCAGGCCCTTGTTGATGCGCGCTGCCATCTCTTCATTGCGCACTTCTGCGGCCAGGCGGTCGCGCAGCACGAGCAGCTCGGCTGGCGTGAAGTGCCGCATGAGGCGCCCGGCAATGCGGTATTCGGCAATATCAGCCCCGGCCTTGTTGGCGAGCGTGTCATCGATGTTGTCGAGCGCGATACGGGCGGCACTGCGTTCGTCGAAGCCGGCCACGCGGGTGCTCGGGTCGGCCTCGATGGTGAGTGCGCCTTCGTCGATGGTTTGACGGGCGCCGCTCTTCTCCACCCAGCTCGACCAGGAATACACACCAGGCACCCACGGCGCCGTGGTGGTGGGAATGGCAATGACGCGGTAGTCGGTTCCGCTCGTGGTGGCGGTGAGCGTGATGACGGTGCCCAGGGCACTGCGGGGAACCAGTCGATACTTCAGCGTCCAGCCGTCGGCAGGCGCATAACCGTTCACCGATGTGGTGAAGTCGAGAGTGTCGCCGGCAATCAGGGTGGCTTGTTGCATGGTGCCACTGTGCCGAGCGCATCGGTCAACTTCAGCCCACCAAACTTGACCGATACGGCAATGCCTAGATCGCGGGTGTTTTCACCTTGACACCAGGCGAGCCGATGCGGCCGGGGCTGAAGGTGCCGGTAACGAAACCGCCAGCGCCCGGGGTGTTGCGCTGCTTGCCAATGCGCGCACCGGTATCGGGTGTGGCGTTGAGGTCGACACTCGTGCCCGCCGCAGTGTTGAGGGCTTGCACGAGTGCAGCGGTACCGCTGATGGCCACGGCACCGCTGGACGCCGTCGTGTTCTTGGCCTGGCTGAGCGCGGCGGTGCCGGTGATGGCCACGGTGCCGGTGGCCGCGGCTGTGTTGGGCGCCTGCGTAACGGCAGCGCTGCCAGTGGCAGCGGGCGTGCCTACGGTGCCCGATGCGCTGGCGGTGTTTTTCGCTTGCGTGGTGGCGCCAGTGCCGGTGATGAGGATCTGGCCCGTTGCGCTGGCAGTGTTGACGAGCTGGGACACCGCACCAGTTCCGGTGATGGCGACCGCGCCTGTTGCTGCTGCGGTATTGAGGGCTTGCGTGACGGCGGCGGTGCCGGTGGTGCCACTGGCAACGGTGCCCGATGCGCTGGCGGTGTTTTTCGCTTGCGTGGTGGCGCCAGTGCCGGTGATGAGGATCTGGCCCGTTGCGCTGGCAGTGTTGACGAGCTGGGACACCGCACCGGTTCCGGTGATGGCGACCGCGCCTGTTGCTGCTGCGGTATTGAGGGCTTGCGTGACGGCCGCGCTACCGCTGATGCCGCTGGCAACGGTACCCGATGCGCTTGCGGTGTTGAGCGCCTGCGTATCAGCTGCAGATCCGCTCACCAGCACAGTGCCCGACGCTGTCGCCGTGTTCACTGCCTGGCTGACTGACGACGTACCGGAGACCAGGACGCCACCCGATGCGCTGGCCGTATTGATGGCTTGCGTATCGGCTGCCGTGCCACTGATTGCCACTGCACCGCTTGCGCTCGAGGTGTTCAGCGCCTGCGTGACGGCGACGGTGCCGGTGAGGCCTGCAGCGCCAACGGTGCCCGATGCGGCTGCGGTATTGACGGCCTGCGTGACGGCAGCGGTACCACTGACTGCGACAGCACCGCTTGCCGAGCTGGTGTTGAGCGCCTGGCTGACAGCGGCGGTGCCGGTGATGGCAACCGTACCGCTTGCGCTCGAGGTGTTCAGCGCTTGCGTGGTGGCAGCGGTGCCGGTAACGCCACCACCTCCACCACCCGCAAGCAATCGGCCAACTGCCACCATGCCTGCCAGCGGCCAGCCGTCCGAATTACCTGTCGGGCCGGAATTGTCTTTGATCGTGACGAGTACAGCGTTCCACTGATCGGCTGCTGTCAGCGTTCCCCACGCGGCAGACTGTGTGCCGGTCGATGACGTGACCTTGTAATCCGCCTTGAACGGGGCAACCGTCGTGACGTTGGCTAGTGCGGTGTAGCCTGTTGTCGCAGGACTCGTGCCGCCGTTGGCCGATGTGTCATCTGCCATCGCGGCGATGACCAGCTGCACCGCCGTCGTCGTTGCCGCTGATGTTCCGGTTGCCGGGGAACCGCTGAAGGCCGGCCCGGTTGCTACCGTTGCATCAAGCGTACCAAGCGGCGTGAACTCGGCAATTGCAGCAAATGTTGCATTACCCGCTTGATTCGGCGCGACGGTGATCGATGACGCGCCACCCGTGTTTACTGCACACAGGTAGACCGCAATATTGTTGTGAAAATTCGTCTGCGTGCCGCCCGAGACACGCGTCCAGGTTCCACCACCAGACAGCGCTGCGAATCCAGTCAGTGCACCGCCGCCGTCAAACTCGGCAACGATAGCAATCATCGAATTGCCAGCGGTGACGGTCTTGCTGATTACATTATTGCCAGACGCCGCCGATTGACTGGTGACGGAGCCGACTAGGGAAATCGCCATTTGGCGTTACCCCGCTAGCGCGTCTCGTGCCTGCGCGAGTTGAAAATACAATGAATAGAGCGACACGTACATTTGCTGTGCAGTCAATGTCTGACCTGTTGGTGCGCCCGTTGTCGGGTCGATGAGATTGACCACCAGCGCAGGGTCATATTCCAGCGTCATGCCAGGAACCGGGACGGCTTCCGACGTGCCATCGGGAAACGCTCGAACAATCTCTTCTAAGAAACTGATTCTTGGCGCACCGACCTTCGGGTTATCAATGACAACCTGAC